GCACTGGTATCAATGCACCGCGTGCGGTAAGCCCTTGGATCCGTTTGCCGAGCCGGTGTTGAGCGAGGAAGAATCTGAGGCGCTACTCCTTCGCAGCGAGCACGGAATTTGCTAGCAGGTGGGCAACCGACCTACTCAACTGGTTGCACCACACTTACACTTTCACAAAACACCATCAGCCATGTCTGATTCACCGGTAATTTCTTGGCATGTCGCCAATCTCGAAAGAGAGACGCAAGACGGTTTTGTGTACCAGGCGCACTATACGGTTGACGCTGTGACTGAAGATGGTACTTATCGCAGTGGTGCCTATGGGAGCGCATCATTTGAGCGCCCCGAGAACCTCATCCCCTTCGCTGATCTCACCGAAGAACTGGTGGTTCAGTGGGTGCAAGAAGCCCTTGGCACCGAGAAGGTGGCTGAGATATCTGCTGCGCTGACCGCCCAACTCGAAGAGCAGCGTCATCCCACCAAGGCTGCAGGCGTCCCCTGGGCTAACTGATGGCAGTTAAATCCAAGACCGGCACCGCTCGCATTGAGCACCAACCCGGTCCACCGAAGACCACACGCCAAGGATTCGGGCAGCACTCACGTCCACGTCGTCGCGGCCGCAAAGCTCGTCGCGGGCAAGGTCGATAAACTGAGAGCGTAGCCATTGCTGCCATGATTGAAATCATCGCCGCAGTGGCCGGCGCATCCATCTCCGTGGCAGCGATGGGTGCCGCTGGCTTTAGCCGGCGCAACGATGAAGCCCGTGATGCTGTGGTCAGACTCACCAGCGCAGTAGAGCACATCGCCACCCAGCTGGAAGTGCTCCACAAGGACATCAAAGAAGATCGCCGCGAAACGTTCGGCCGGCTATCGACGGTAGAGCAACGAGTATCTAAGTTGGAAGCACGTCCGCCAGCCTGCTGATCATGGATCAGGCCACCACCATTGCAGTGGTTGCGATCATCGTTGCCGCTGGCAGTGAGATCATCGCGCTCACGCCGCTTAAATCCAACAGCTGGATTCAGCTGCTGCTAACCGCTGCACGTCTTGCCTTCCCAAAGCCCAAACGCTGAATCATGGCAAACGACGCGCCGATCACCTTTCAGCAGCTGTTCAGGTTCTACAAGGCACTGCCGCATCAGACCGCCGCGATTCAGCAGCTAGAGGCCGACCTGCAACACAACGCCTACGACGTGGTGATGCGCCGCGATCGAGACTGGTTTCAGACCTGGAGTCAAGACGGAAGGCAAAGCGATCTAAGCGGCGCGATCAGCCTGATTAAAGAGTTTGAGGGCTGTCACCTGAGCGCTTATCCTGATCCGCTCAGTGGCGGCGCTCCCTGGACCATCGGCTACGGCACCACGCGCTACAGCGGTGGCGTGCCAGTAAAACGCGGCGACAAGATCAACGTGATCGAAGCGGACATGCTGCTGCGCCTTGAGGTGGATCACATCGCCGAGAAACTACGCAGCACCATCCCTCACTGGAAGGTGATGGATGACAACCAACGATCGGCGCTGGTCAGCTTCGCCTATAACCTTGGCGCGGGCTTCTATGGCGCCACTGGGTTCGAGACCATCAGCAGGTGCCTGCGTGATCGCGATTGGTCGGCAGTGCCAGCTGCCATGGAGTTGTATCGCAACCCAGGCACCAACGTGGAAGCCGGCCTGCTGCGACGCCGCAGAGCAGAAGGCAAGCTATGGGGGCAGCATCAGACCGCGGCAGAACCAGAGACTGCCAAGCTGCGACCGAGCAGTTCATTCAGCGCACGGATCACGCCGCACATCAGGCTGGGAGAGTTTGCTCTCGATCAGGAGGCGCGACGCTTCGAGCATCAGCATCAACTCGACACAGCAGCAGAGCTGGCGGCATTCCTAGAGCGTGCTCGCACTGCATTTGGAGGCAAGCCGATCATCATCACCAGCGGCTACAGATCAGCTGCCATCAATCGCTCAGTGGGTGGCGCCAGCGGGTCGGAGCACCTATACAACGCGCCAGGTGTCGGCGCTGTGGACTGGTACATCGAGGGAGTCGACATCTACAAGCTGCAGGAGTGGTGCATCAAGAACTGGCCGTACAGCACCGGCAAGGGAGCACCTAAAGGATTCATCCATACCGGGATCAGGCAAGGCAGGCCTAAGGTCGTTTGGGATTATTGAGCGCCTGTGCTGCTACCTGACCATGAGATCCGTCGGCTGTGCCAAAAGCATTCGATGCTGTCGCCATACAACGAAGGACAGCTCAACCCGGCAAGCTATGACGTGACGCTGGGCAGCCAGATCATGATGGAGGTGGCGACCACGCCGGAGCTACAGAAGGTGCAGCTGCATGGTCACACCGAGGCAGATCCGTTCTGGATTCAGCCGGGCGAGTTCTTCCTCGCTGAAACGCAGGAGATCTTCAACCTGCCTAATCATGTCGGCGCCCAGTTCGTGCTCAAGTCCAGCCGTGCACGTGAAGGATGGGACCATGCGGAGGCCGGATGGTGTGATCCAGGGTGGTTTGGCAGCAGGCTCACGATGGAGCTACGCAATCAGCGACGCTTGCATCCACTACCGATCTGGCCTGGCTTGCGCATCGGACAGATGAAATTCCTACTGGTCAGCGGCACCACAGAGCGCAGCTACGCGCAAACCGGAAGATACAACGCAGACCTTGGCGTGACTGCATCCAAGGGCTAACGTGCGTGCGTGAAGGTTCCATGCGGCGTCGGCCTAAGCAACCGGCGCCTTTTTCATGGGATGGGCTAGTGGCGCCATGCGCATGCGATGGATGATGCCAGGTGCCTCGGCCGGATCATCCATAGGGAGCATGGTGTAATCATCGCAGCCATGGGTTTCAGCGAAATGGCTGGCGGCCTTGTGGGTAGTGAAGGGCCCGATATGCCACGGGCCGATGCGGAGGAGGTATTGCATGGATCAGGCCATCATGTTTTCGATGGTGAAGGCTAGGTCTGGGTCGCGGTTGCATGCTTCGTCAAGAGCCGCCTCAAAACAAGCGTTGAAGACTTGCTCAGCGATCAGTTGACGAATTAGCTCAAGCAGGTCGTCGGTTGCGAGGGTGGTCAGCTTGGCGGTGAAGGCGGTGAGCATCGATCCGGTGCGTTGATGTGCAAACTATACACCCCCCGCGGGGCACCTGTCCAATGATGCAGTGCTGATCCGGTCGCGCTCGCTACCGTGTGCCTAGCGGCGATCTGCCCATGCGGGCCTTCTACCTTGAAATCTCCGCCAAACTCATCATCAGATCAGACACCGATCCAGATCAGCTCCCTGCCGACATCTACAGCCACATGGCTGAGTACATCCGCAGCGATGAGGACATCATCGACATCGAGGTGAACGCCATCCCGTTGCCAGCTGATCTCTGTGGATCGACACCGCATTGAAGAGACGCGCCTTGTAACCAGGCGCTCCGCTCGCGATCAGATCCTCCTTGGCTGGGACTACAGATGCGCCTATTGCGGCGTTGACCTTGGCCGCAGCCCAACATTGGATCACATCATCCCAAAGGCGCACGGTGGCCTCACGGTGCCCAGCAACATGGTCGCCTGCTGCATGGGCTGCAACTGCTCTAAAGGGCACAAGCCATGGATTGATTGGTATCGCGCCCAGCCGTTCTGGACAGCCCTCGGCGAATGGGCCATTGCGCGCTGGCTGGCCGAAGATCGCTAAGCTTGAAGCTCAAGTTTCTCGGGGCTTGAGTCGTCCGTTGCGCCCGGCAGCGGTGAGGTTGGCACCGCGTGAGGACCAACCACCGGGCACCCCATTCACGGCAGGATGCGACTGCACACCCAGATCGCGATCGCGCACGTCACCCAATACTCAATCATCAACAGCAGGACATCGCGCAGCATCACTGAGCCAGCATCTCGTTCAGGTACATCTCGGCCTGCCATAGATCGCTTGAGTAGCGGCAGATGCCACCAACACAGCTGCGGTAGTAAACCTCGCCTTCAGTCGGCAGCAGTGTCTCGATGAAGCCGCCGTCACGATCAGTGCGGCTGATCACCTCAGGCCCGAACATACATCTCACACCTGGCCGCAAATCGACCACCACTACGCTTTGATTCTGGCAACTCCAGACTGCAGGACTGTTGCCGCATATTCCAATAGTTGCAGTCCCAGCACATGCGCGGCTGATCAGCTGGACGCAGCTTCTTGCGGGCAGCTTGGTAGATCTGCTGCGCTTTCAGTAATGCCGTCTGCAAGTGGACGGTGCCGGTGTCCATCTCAAACTGATGTTCGGGCTTTGGACCCAGCACTACCCGCGCATGCCAGTTGTGGTCGGTGCGATCACAGATCAACAGCAACCGACCGGCATGCAGGCTGATCATTCTTCCTCGCCATAGGCTGGCTGATGAAAGATCCGTTCCAGCTGCATCGATGGCGGCTCCGCCTCGCCGCTGGTGACATGCGCGGCGATCGGGTCGGCAGAGTTGGCGGCCACAAACACAGCCGGCCAGTTCAGCTGTTTAATCACCACCAGACTGGTACGGGGACTGCGCACCAGGATGTGCAACGCAAGGCGCTCGATCCAGGTAAGCCCTGGCAGGTAACGGAATCGGATCATGCCTCTAGTTTGGCAATCAAACGATCGAGATACCACTTGCACTTGCGCGCATCCTGCACTGCATTCCCCTTGCACCAAATGCGCAGCAGATACTTCAACGCCTGACCCTGCAGGTACGCTGGCACCATGTGCGGCGCATCGGTGATGGCCGCCTCAATCACGTCGATGGCTTCAACCGGCCCGCGCCGGTAGTGCTCTGGGTTGATCGGGTCATTCATGCGTTCACCTGCTGCTCAGCGTTCTTCCACTTCTGGCGTTTCACGATTTGATAGACGTGGACAGTGGTGATGCCATAGATCACTGAGATCTCATTGATGGTCTTGCCGGCGGCATAGAGCGATCGGATGTCGATCGCGTTCTGTGGCGTCAGAACAGCGTTGCCAGGGATGTGGCCATCCTTGAAG